GCTCAGTACAACACACGCAAGTACCCGCGCTGTTTACGTTGCACTGTGGGAAACTACGCAGCCCAAAATTTAGCGTAGCTGTTCTCCCCTCCGGGCGGGAGACGTCCTCAACTGTAGTGTATCAGCACGTGGAACATTGGGTACAGGTTAGGTGGTTAAGGGATGCATGTTACCATGGTAGAGTCGCCTAACTCACACTACCACACACATCCTTCGCTTTGATTCCGTTCTCATGCTACACTTCGCCGGTTTACACGGGCAGACAAACCTTTATGCCTTTTAGCCGCCCTCGCCATTGCAGATCATGCACGACGTCGATTTAAAGAGGAAGAGTCCCATCAATGGAATAAACAGCCAGCTCAGCAGAGCCGGGTGTTCCTGCGTAAGAGAATCCAGTAATGGTCGCAATGGTTGCTAAGTTGAGGTCTGTCTGATGCACACCAAACATAAGCATACCCTTTGCTTGACCAGATGTAATGTTCGCGTATGGATACGTATCATTAGCATTGTTACATTTCACTCGTTGCCCATTTGTCAATGAAGCTGCACCTGTCCAGGTCATTGTAGACATATTACTCCCAGCAAAGTAGATCACGATGATCACATCGCCGGTCTGGGGTGGAATTGTGATGGAATTACCGGAAGCGGTAATGGCAAGCGGCCCGCTAGTGGAAGTAGTCGCATGGAACACATCAGTGAAAGACTGAACTGTTCCGGACAAATAACCGTAACTGGGCGTTGAGATGTCAGTTGTGATAACTGGTTTCTTTAGCTCAATTTCATAGGTTACCCAAATATCGCCAAGTGTGTAACCACCGGCTTGTTGGCCCTGTGTGGCAATGAAGGTTTTACCCAAATCATAGCTCATCAAAGGTTCTCCCACTGGTGGCGTAGTTGCGCGCACATAGTGAATGTTAAAAGGATTTTCTTTTGGATCACACTCAATCGGATGAATGAATGCTTCTGACGGCACTGCTTCAGATGCACAATACTCGTTGAGCATTTCAACTTTGCTAACAGGAGCAGAGTCACTCGCTCGATAAGATGTTTGTATCATAACAGTGCCAAGAGCAGGGTTGGTGCTTGAAATTGCATTACCAGACGCCGGGACATAGTGAAACACCATGCCCTTGATGGCATACTCTTGATAACGCGCGGCAACACCGGACAGCCAGGGAAATGACCCTGGGAGTCCGGGATTGAGAGGTAGTTGGTATAGGACATTAAACCCAGGCGAACTTGTCACTGGTCCAATGTATTCCTTGTGACGCACTAGAATCGATTGACTCGTATTGTGCATCGCAGGCACTCCAACTGATGTTCGCAGAACAGAGTTCTGCGACACCTTGTAGTCGCCAAAACCAAGCCACTTAGACGCAAGCGCGCCCAACTGGTGTCCGGCAGCTCCACCAAGGACAGGTTGTCCAAAGTATCCTCCCAAAGCTCCCCCACCTGCTGATCCGAGCATGCGAATTGCACGCCCGACCGCAGTCACATTTGATTTCTTCTTCTTCTTCTGCACGATTGGTCGTCGTGTCATGTTCAAAACAATTGGTCGTTGTTTAGTCATCGTTGTTCTATATGACGGGTTGACACAAGAATTGAGGAGTGGTGGCTACTGGGATGGCACCCCGTTGTGCTTGTTCATCACCAGTATAATTGTCACCAAATTGTTTGTCCAATTGCCATTGATCATAATACCTCTCAAGGTATCGCTGTTCATCTGGTGCAATACCAAATGCACTAGCAAAAGATAACCGTGACTCGCTAGTTATCTCAAGATCATCCACAATTAGATCGGCATGATATATACGGTTGGATTGATAGTAGGCAGCGTTAATCAGACGCCGAGAGCATTTACGACCATTGCGTCGCATGGCTCTAGCAAACGATTGGATGACAGGCACTCCTCTCCCAAGACTGCCTTCAGCCACACCAATTGCCATCATCCACTTCTCAAGGTCCCTAATACCATTGATTGGCAGCAAGCACATTGCTGCCTTCGATATCAATGTGCGTGGAACACGCACCATCTTGATACCTTCAATGGTATGAACTGGATGTGATTGACAAAACTCAATCTCTTCCAATTCAAACGCAGTGGGTTCCAACTCCATACGGAACCCCTTACGCTCAAAGAACTCATTCAACCCATCACGCCATTTCTGTTCGGATGCGCGCGACATGACATAATCACAGTCGTCACCATTGTTAACAAGATTCATGTTCACGTTACATGTCTTCTTCCAACAGTATGTCATTGCACACATTAGTATGCAATTACCCAGGGATGTATTTATATCCCCGGATGCGCGCGTGCCACTCATACGATAAGCGAGTTTACCATCCACAAAGTATGCAACTCCGTAGTTAAACAACTGCTGACTAAGAAGCCAACACAGCTGTTCTCGATCATCGTATTCTGGAGGCATCTCATCCTGATTAGGACGGATATCCTCGACGATCCTCTGATACAATTCATAAGCTTCTGCAAATGATGTACAGTAAGGTCGTATGTAGCACAAGTGTTCAAAGACAAGTGCAAAGAAATTGACATGCATGTCAAACTTCTTTGCATCACCACCAATCGCAATGGCATCTTCCATGCCATCCCAAATCTCCTGTAGACATTGCGCAGTGTCAGTGTTATTCATCCCCTTGAAGACCACTTTCTTCTGGTTGAAAACCTTCGCCAGCGCGTCAAAATACTTGTGCTCATTCTGCTTAAGAAACCGAGCAAGACACAAGTTATATACAGAAGATCGCGGATTGATACAGCGTGGTGCTTTGTCAATATCACACTTCTCGAACTTCACAAACCCCTTCAACACAGCGTCCATTTTACGTACCCCATCACTCCAGTACTTAACCTCAGCCCGCTCATAGACTTTCCGCTTCGCGCCGTTGTACAACTTGACAACAGAATGTATGTCAAGGACCGGGGCAAGTGACAGATTGTCATTGAGCTTCTCGAGGAATTCCTGCATGAGCGGGTTTTCAGCCCACTCATAGTGTGAGGATTTTAAAGCGGGGAGATAATCATCACCGACCTTACATCGAAGATATCTCTCAGCAAACGCACGATAACCATTTTCAAGATTATTGTTGAACACTCCCAAAGTTGACGGTGGTGCAATTCCCGAAATATACACCCACCGCCGTTTCCGCTGGGCAGTCCCGTTACTGGACTTCTTTAACCCGGAGGGTTGGATCGCGGAGACAGAATCACAACCTTCCATTCGTAACGGGCGCCACTAGCACCTATGTGCCTCCCCAGTGTACCGGAAACCCAGTAACTTAAGGAGCCATCGTGGTGCCTTGCGGCCGCGCTCTGCGGCCTTCACTTGATTTGATCGACATTCAAAGTAACTCTTCACAATGTACGTCAAATGAGCGCTGATGACATTATTTCGGAAATGTTCATCACGCATGATCTTGAGGGCATACTTCTCAACAAGTTTCTCATTCTCCTCGGTATAAGCAAGATGATTACCATGCTTGGCAATCACTGCAATACGCACACTAGCAATCAACTTTGATGAAATTTTCATGTCTACTTCGGCATATTTCTGCTCCGATGTAAGCAATTCATCAAACAATTGCTCTTCCTTAGTGTACAATTGATCAGGTGTATACGCTTCTTCAAGTGTCGCTTGTTCTTTTGTCTTAGGAGGTAAGCTATCCTCCTCTTCGCCGTCCATCACCATCTCATCATCATCATCCTCCTCGAATAGATCGGGATTTAGGTGCTGACAACCTGGGAGCAGGTCAGTGATGTACGACTCATGTACCTCGTGCAAAGTAGCCTGATGCTTACTCAACTTCAACTCATCAGTTTGCACAGCGTCTAATAAGATCTCTCGATCCATCAGATCAGATACGAAACCCTCGTTGCCTCCACAACAAGGGGTGAATGTGTCAAAGACCCATTCGGCAATGGCGCGCGTGATGCGATTGGTTCGTGATGGCGTGCGGAGGTGGTAGGCCTCAATGACATTAACTTGCACCATTGTTTCGCTATAGAACTTAGATCACTGCTTAAGTGATACCGTAAC